ACTTGTTTTTAGGAACACATATTTGTTGGTTGAATTTTTCTTTATTACCGCAAAATATCTTTCTTTGTTATCTCCGTCGTCATAAGACAATGATATATTTTTAAATATAAATGAATGAGCTATGGTATCGCCCGCCACTCTAATTTTTCCGTTTGTGATATCAATGTCACTATTATTTGTTATATTAAAAGTTAATGTTGCCTTTTTCTTTCCTAAAGTAAACAATATGTTGTCATTTGTTATAAATGCTTGAGCTTTAGCTGTCTTTTTCTCGGTTATTGATACGCTATTGCTGCTTGTTATATCAAATGAGCTTGACCTATTTTTACTGAATACAACCACGCTATTGCTGTTTGTTATAGATATATTCATTGATGCGTTTTTCTTACCTATAATAGACAACGTGTTGCTGTTTGTTATGGCAAAGGATTTAAATACTGTCGTCGTGTAGTTAATCACCAGTTTAGGCGCATAAGAAGAACCTTGAGAATGCACGTTATAAGTCAAAGTTGATTGTGATCCCGAAGGCTTTCTATTTTTATGTAGCACAAGCATTGCATTTCCGCTTACCCATCCTGATTGGTTAACAATCTCTTGCACAACAGAAGAAATGTCGACCAGAGAGCCATACCATGTTCCAGACACCCATGCAGGAGGAGCATCCCAATTCGCAAACGCAGTTGTAGTTGGCTTGGCGTTGTAGGCTGCGTATGTGTTTGGAGAAGTTGGATTAGCCTCCTTACTCATGTATATGCTTGTCTGTACGTTTGCAAGACCTATTGAAGACACAGCCCTATACTGGATGTATGCGCTTGTTATCGTTGCGCCCTTTGGTATCGTTACATTTACAAATCTTGAAAAAGCGTTGTTAAGTGCCGATCCATCCCATCCACACCAACCTTCCGTTGTATCAAGGGAACTTGGATATATATAACCACTGTCTGCCGATGCCGTAACTTGCCCGTTAAAAGTTGCCATTTACTCACCACCTTTCTGACATTAAATTTAACAAGTTTATTTTATGACGAGGTGATTGAGCCTCCTGTAATAGTATATGTTCCCTGTGCTGCAAATACCTCTGGCACTGCGGTAAACATTACAGCCTGAGTTCCTGCGGTTAGGGTATCATAAAACCCAATCGCTCGGATTGTGCAGGCTGGTACATCGAACGATGGCAAAGTGTTGTTTAGTTGAAGCTTTCCTGCTCCACCTGTTCCTGCTGCATCCCATGTAACTGCTTTCCTCGCATAAGCAGGTGAACCTCCGCTCACCTCTACGGTTGCAGCATCGTCCGTAAACAGTGCCATGTACGCAATTTTGCCACTTACTTTTAACTGATCCAACATATAATTTAAACCTACTGATTTTATTCCCATAGTTTATGTCGCTACGTAAAACTTATAAAACCAAATATTTTTCGAATTTTATAATATTGCTTGTTTAACGTAACTTCCTCCTTTTTTATATTTAGTCGGTATTTATTAGATACCTTGCGTTGCAACCTACGCAATTTCTTTTTAACCTTTGATTATTAATTGTATGTGATTATATTAGATTGATTGTAATAGGAGATATTGCATCTGCTGTTTTATTAAGTTTCAAGTCTAAGTTCATGTAAGATATTGAAATTGAACTTCTTAATATTTCGTTATAACAAGGATATGTTGAGAGCAAAACAAAATATAATTTGTTGCTACTATTTACATGTGTATTATTAAAACTTAATACTTGCTTTTGAATAGCAGAATCAATATTGCTTCCCAAACTCTCATATGCTGTGCCGTTCCATATCTTTAAGGTTAACCCGTTAGCCGATGCTCCTGAGTTATATCCCATTCCATTTGCAAACATAGTAATCGTGGAAGCTAATATATTACTTTTAAAAGTAGCATTAACCCCGCCATATAATTTTGTACATATGCTTGAAAAATCCACTTCAAATAAAACGCTTTTTGTTTTTGTACCCAACAAGGTATCTTTTGTAAATATATTCAAAGAATTATTATATTTCAGCAAGTCTATATCTTCTTGTGAAATATTTTTTATCCATGAAGCATCGGTAGGAACTGGTATACTGTTTATATCTGCCAAATCTTGTTCATAAAAATCTATAGGACATTCTGTTTTGCTGTTTGCCACTTTAGTCCCTAAATCATAAGGCACATTTAAAACATTGCTTCCTATATATATTCCCCAAGCTGATGCTGTTGCCATAGAATTCTCCTTTCTTAATATTAATAACCAATAATCAGACTTCTTTAGTTTGACTATTGGTTATTAATTATATGTTTGTTTCATTATTTTGAAGTTAAAAGTTCGTCTACTGTTTTCTGCAATACTGCGATTTGTTTTTTCAAAGCTACTACATCAGGACTTTCAACAGCTTCAAATTTCGATTTGTGATCTTTTACTTTATTTGAAACAGTATCACCTACAACATAAAAAAACTCTGAAACAATAAAATCTACGTTGTCTCCGACTTCGCAAAAACTACCGTCTTCAAACTGTATTTTTTTGCCTTCAACTTTACTTACCTTATCAAATACACATTTTACTTTGTTGTTTTCTTTGTTAAAAATATATGCTTTCAAAGTTTTTACCCCTTTCTATACTGTTTTCTACGATACGAAAAATTGTCCACCGTTTCTCGCAAGTCGGTTCACATCGTTGTCGTCATATGAACAATTTGAGCTAAAAACAACACTGTAATCAGATACAACAGCATATGTATTTGACTCAAATGTAGTTCTTGAAAGAGACAAATGGCTTGATAATGCATATATAGCTCCTATATCTGAATGATAACTAGAAGGGTCATTGCGTACTATATAACTGTTGTTGTTGATGGTTACATTAGATTTGTCTGCTTTTAGGATTATGTTAGTATCCCCACTTAAATCTAAATCGCCACCTTCAAAATAGCAACGGTTAAAAGTAGCTCTTGTTCCTGTAATACTAATCCCTATGCCCGTTGCGTGAGGGTTGAATGCCATGTAGTTAAATTTAAGTTCAACGGAACTGGTATTGATAATTAATTTATTCTTAAAATAACAATTTATATCATCTATGTCACTAACCGTGGCAGCAGTAATAGATATACTACCATTTCCTATTTTTTTAATTGTTACAACTTCAGAGTAATCTCCATTTGCCACGTTTATAATTATATCGTGGTTTATTATTGTAGGTAAATTATCTATTGCTTTCTGAATTGTTAAAAATGCTGTTCCTGATGTTAATCCATTGTTAGAATTGTTACCCGTTTTTGAAACATAATAAGTTATATTGCTTGTTGTAGCCGAAACTGACGCTGAGGTCATAAAATAAGAAGCGGCGTACCCTCCCAATGTGTCGGCATCAATCCCACTTCCTGCACCATCTATTTTTTTAATTTCACTTAATAGATTTAAAATATCTAATTTCCCATTAAATTCACTTGCCCCAACAATATAATTTTTTAATACATTCTGTAATAAAGTCGTTAACCCTAATTCTCCACTTGTTGAATTATATGTTGCTCCGCTACTTGTACTAATCCATGTTACACTACCACTTGTAGTCAACGGCATTTCTTTTAGTGCTAAAGAAGTATATTTCAGTTGTTCTGAAGCGTATAATCTATTAAAATCTTGTTTTAAAGTAGCCAAACTCTCCACTCCTTTCCTATTCTTATTTTAAAATTTCGCTGATATATATAAATTTGTTAAATCGTTTGTTGGGGAGAATAAATAAACATCATCACCTTCCGCTAACACTACACCCGATTTATTTTTCAAATTTGATATTAGAGCGGTATCTCCTGCAATTTTTACACTTGCTGTTACCGTTCTCGTTAATTTAAACCAACTTTCAAATGTACCCGTTGTATTCTGTGTTACGTCATAGTAATCCAATACATTTACTACACTAACAACTGTAGCAGGATAAGCCTTTGTATATTTTAAATTTTTAATTCCTTTATCAGACTCATCTTTTATCATCTGTTGCATAAACTGTACATATTCTATATCGCCTACATTCATTCTCTTTTCACCTCTAAAATGCTAATTCTTTTGATTTTATACAAGAAACAGTCATAGTTCCACTGTTACTAAAATCTATATCAATGCTTTGAATTAAGTGCTTTTCATGATCTAATTTTAAATTTTTATCTGTTATAGTAATTACCTCGTCAACATTAAAGTGAAAAAACGGGGTACATTTGATACTTATAGAAGATTGTAGCCCAGTTACTCTTTTCAATTCATAAACAGCTCTCTGCTGTGCTAAATCGTCCGTAGTAATATTGTCATCTGTGACTGGTGGCATGATTTTAACCCCTATTAACTGACTTCTCGTGTTACTTTGGAGGTTTTTATTTTCTGCCATTCCTGTGGCAATATTCCCGTCTATGTTTGCTCCGATTACAACTACTTTATTATATACTTTACTGAAAGCGTAACTGTTTGTAGCCCCTAAATAATGAAACTCATCAGTGGTAAAATCCCATATGCTACCTTTAATTTCGTCATCTATATCCTCTTCAAACACTAAGTTCCCCAAATCTCCGTAATAAATATTAGCAGAAACCATAAAGGCAAAATCAGTTAATATTTCACCTAATGTTGCACTGCCAACTTCTTTTCTTATCGTATAAGGAGTTTTATCGGTTTTAAAATAATCCCCTAATAACGCTGGGAGTTTGTCTTTTGCTAATACCAAAATAGAGTTTATTGCATCAAATATTTTTGTATTAAGAGGTATTTGATATATTCCTTCCAAATTACCACCTAAAGTACCATCTAGCAGTGAGAATTTATCTATGCCATTTAATTCAATATATGTTTCACTAAAATTACTTGTAGCTACAGGATCACTTATTACGAAAACCCCTTGAGGAATTAGGTAATCCTCTCCGTTTATATCCAATCCCAAATACAATTTAAACTTTTGATTTATCCACACACCATCTTCACTTGGAATATACTTCCCATCGATGTTTTTCAATTTTAAACTTACTGATCTTCTTGTTCCGTTTTGTCTACTAATGCTCAAATTCCCACCCATTATATCGGCGGAAAATTCTTCATAAGGGGTTTCGTCTTCTCTTCTCAGCCATTCTATTTTTACTCTCTTTTTAAACACACCTTTTTTTAATTCATTTATATAATCCTGAAATGTTAACATAATTAAACCTCGCCTGATTCTTCATAGTCAAAAGTTACAACTGCGGGCTGTATAGAATACTCATCTTTGTACTTAAATCGTATATTACTTGTTCTCACTTTCCACATGTTGCCTATTCTGTTTTTAAGCAATTTATCTTTACCATTGTTAATAAACGCTCTTAACCCGTCTATGTAGTTATCATCGTATGCAAGAGTACCATCTGAATTAATCGTTCCACACATTGCACTAAGACTTCCTTTTAAATAGTTCCTGTTTCCAATTGAATAAGCATTGTATTTGGTGTATCCCTGATAAGTCGTTATATCTGTTTCGTTTGTTATTTCACTACTTTCGACATCTAAATCAAATTTATATACAATTTTTTCATCTACATCTACCAAGAACCAACCATAAAAGTCTGTGTATACTTGTCCAACTTCTACAACCTGACCTATTTGAGTAGAATTGCAAGGAAACAAACTATAGCTGTATTTTTTATAGGCTTGTACTGAATAGTCTATATATTCAGTTATGCTTACATCTAAGTCAACTATTTTTTTAGAAACTTTATCGCCTTCGTCTTTTCTATATAAACTCCATTTTGTGACAGGAGAATTTACATTTAAAATATTTCCTGCTTGAGTATCTTTTTGATTAAATCTTGCTAATAGTAAAGTGTTACCATCCCATGCAGGATAATCATCTATGTTTAAATTTGCAACGTCTTCGTTTGTGTAAATTGCACTCTGTAATTGAATTTCATCAATTATATTATTCCCATAAAAATTCAGAGAATTATATTCGGATGGTACAGGTAAATTATTTATTTTTTCTAAATAATCGATACTTAAAAGATTACCTGCTAAAAACATTTGGTATCATCTCCTTTCACTAGAATCCAATTCTTGTAGTTCCAACGAACACGTCTGTAGGTCTAATATCAACATAAGTTGCTCCCGTAGGCAGTTCTACTTCTTCACTGTAGCAAATTGAGCCTTTATTATTGAAATAGAATTTTGTACCGTTATATCCTATTTTGTATTCATCATTAGTGCCGAAACTACAAAATATTCCTTTAAATCCATCAGAAAATTTTATTTTAAATTTTAGATTGAACTGAGCAGGAATAGTTAAACCATATTTTAATGAAGCTATTTCTATTACCTTATATACAAAATTATTATCGATTTGTACTTCATTTAATTGGTTTATATTTGCAGATGATACGCTCCCGTTTCCCCACTTATTAAACGTATTTATTGCTGTTAGAACACTATCTCCCGCATAATTATAAATTTCCATAGGATTAATTTCTGTTGAGTTTCTTGTTTCTATTAAACTTCCCGTTGATATTGTTGGAAGCAGATTTATTGCATTATTACTTAATCTCGTATATTCTATCGCTCCTGTTGTCGTTCCCGCAATTTGAACTACTTTACCCCATGTTATTTTTGCAGCACTTTTTTCGGATAATATTTCTCTAAGTGGAACAATATCTACATTAGGCTGAGAATATGCTACAGAAAAAGATTGTAAGGTGGTAGAAACCGTTGCATCATTCTGATCTACAACCGTACATTTTATTTTGTAGGTGTTCCCATGTAAAAGCCCGTCAAATGTATATTTAATACTTCCTGAATATATATAATCACTTTCTGCTAACAAATAATCTGTATTGTCATATAAAAAATATTTAAATTTCTTTACAGCTACGTTTTGCGGGTGGGAATAAGTCGCAATGGGTGTATAAGATTGAGACGTTATCGTCGCAGGTACAGTTAAGCTAACCACAGGACTTCCCATGCTCTTAAAAAAGATTTCTCCGCAAGTAGCATACTGTTCTTTTCCCCCAATGATTTCTGAAACTGTTATAATCCACTTGCAATCCAATCCTAAAGCCACACGTCCAGCAGGAATAGTATGATATAGCATAGCTTTGTCATATAATGGGGTTGCTAAGTGTATCATTCCACTGTCGTATATAATTGCACCTGTTTTGTTGTTATATACTTCTAACTGATAATCTGTACAACTTGTGCCGTTTATTTTACAACTGAATACTTGATCTACACTCATGTTCCTTGCTTCGTTTTTTGGAGACATATCGGTGGTTATATAAATCAACTTCTAAACCCCCTTTCTAAGAATTTAAAAAGAGGCTGTTTATTACAAAACAACCTCTTTCCTTATTTAATTATATTTAATATTGATTACGAACTGCGGTAAATGTTTTAGCTTGTCTAACAAAACTATCTACATTTTCAGCTACAACTTTATCGAATGTAAAATTGTAGTTGCTTATCTTCTGAGATGCTGCACTTGCTGCACTTTTTAAAGTGTCTAAGTTAGGCATTCTAAAGCTGTTGGACAAATCACCTGAAAGCAATTTATTATTTGGAATAACCTTTGCACCTTCAGGTAAGATTACTTTCTCTACGCCTTCTTCACCTACAAGATATTCTCCTGTCCTTGGAACATAATCTGTCCCCTTTGCGTATCCCTTGTAAGCTCCACCGTTTCTCATAGATACAATTCCTGGGACATTATTTACACTTCCATATCTTGCCAAAATATACCGAATCGCTGCTATTGCATTATCTACAGGATTCAGTATATTGTCGTGACCTGCGAGTTTATAAGCGTTAAAGGTAGAAGGAATTGTTTGCATAAGTCCTTGACTTGGATGACCTGCTATTGCATTGCTGTCAGTTAAGTTAATAGAATTAGGATTGCCACCACTCTCTTTCATAGCTATAGTTTGCAAGGCTGCTAGATTTTCCATGCCTATTCCTGTTGCCTGAATAGCTTGTGTTAGCCAACTTGTAACGTCTCCTGTAGCTCCTGCACTTCCCATTGCTGCTTGTGCCGCCGTAATTGAACTCGATACCTTTTGATTGATTACAGTAGTAACATCGCTATCCGTCATACCATTAATCAGACCTTGCATCATGAAGTCACCGATCTCATACATTACAGTAGAAGGAGATGCAATTCCAAAGCCTGTTTTAAATTGAGTTATTATCTTAGCTGTTAAAGTGTCAACTACAGTAGCTATTGCATCTGTAGAGTTTGTTATTCCGTTACCTAATTCACTTACGGTACTTGTTCCTGAAGGATACATTGTTTTTACAAAATCCGTTATACCAGTTTGAAGTTTTGTTATCACCGCATTCATAGGATTTATTACTAATGGGTCATTTGATGTTATTGCTTTACCTATGTTGTCATTCATGTCCTTTCCGTAAGTGGGGGAATCATCGACAAATGTTTGTATATTGCCACTAACATCGGATATTAGATTATCTAATGGTTCTTTAAGTAATTTATCATTTACTGTCAAAGAATCTCCCATGTTTTTGTCTAAGTCCTTTGAATAATTCTTTGCGCTGTCTACAAATTTTTTGACACTCTGATCTACATCACCAAGCAATTTACCTGTTGCAGAAGTTACGTTTTGTGTAGGAGCTTCGCTCAGTTTGTTATTTGGGATTACCTTTGAACCTTGAGCCAATATTACTTTTTCTGGACCATTTTCACCTACAAGATACTCGTCGGTTTTTGGGACATAATCTGTACCGCTCGCATAACCATTTATTTTCTTTTGTTCGGCAGACACCTGTGCAGAAACTCGTGCTTTTTCAGCATCTATAGACGATTGGATACTTGCGATTTGGTCAGTTTTAGCATTGTCAGCTTGCCATGAAGAATAATCAGTCTTTGCAGTTGCCAAATCATCTTTTAGTTTTGTAATTTGTTGCTGATCTGCAACCCAAGTCCAACCACCATTGCTATACAATCGAACATTCTTTTCGTTCTGTGTATTTTTCAACTCGTTTTGGATTTTGATTAATTTATTCTGATATTCTAATTCTTGAGTTGCCCTTTTTTCTGCGTCTGCTTTGGCATTTATAGCATCAATTTGTTTTTCATATCCTGATACAACTGCATCGGATGCTTCTTGCCACTGGTCTATCAAAGCTTGGGAGTTTTTCTTTGCTTGTGCGGCTGCATCGTCGGCTGCTTTTTTTGCTGCGGCTGCTTTGTCTGCGGAAGTACCTGATGGGGGGTATCCGTCTGTTGGCGTAGAACTTGACGGTGCGCTCAAACTGTTATATATAGCATCAATAGAGTTTTGTGCAGATTGATAAATCCCTTGAGTTACATCGTTTCCTGCTTTTCTTTGTGAAGCTTCGGCAGGTGTCATAAGTGTTGTTCCGTCTGGTGCTATACCGCCCTTAATCTGTGCGTCGGTATATTGTTGAGATTGTTTTGCCATGAGTGCATTTAAAGCATTGATCTCATCTCCATAATATTTAATTCTCTGCTTAATTTGCTCATAAGTAACCTGAGTTTCGTTTATGTTCCATGACATGGCACTTTTGGCGGCTTCCATTTTCGCATTTGCTAAATCTGTTACAGTAAGCCCTTCTTGACCAAACATTTGAATTTCTTTATCAATTAATCCAGTATTTACTACAACAGTATTACCATTTTCATCTGTAGCAGTAGTTACTCCTGCTATTCTATTTGCTAAGTCTTGAGCTTGAATTGAAGCGTCTTGATGTGAACTGATAAGTCTTTTATACTCGGCATACAATTTTATGATTCCATCTTTGTTGTCAATCTCGGCTTTTGTGGTGTTTTTAATACCCGTTATAATCTTTTGGTCTGTGAGCCTTGCTTGTGCTGCTGTAACTTTATATATCTCGCCTGTTAACTCATTGAATCCAGCTCCTGCATCTTTTAAAACTTGCTTCTGATCTGATAATAATGAGTTAACTCTTTCAAGTTCTATTTGTGCTTTTGAAAGTGCATTTTGATCTGTGAAAGCATTGCCTGTTGTAGTATTACTTACCTTCTTTAAGTTTGCTTCTGCCACCTGTTTTTGTTTTAATAATTCTCGGTAATTACTTTGTTGCCCTTCTAAGTCTGTTGAACCAGATTTCATAGCTTCAGCATTATTTTCTTTCATAGCTTTAGTCAAAGCTTCAATAGATGCTTTGTTTTTATCTGTCTGTTCTTTAAGGTCGGTCATATGCTGAACATATCCCATTGCACCTGCTGTTACTAAGGCTAAAACACCAATAAGTATGTTTATAGGCGAAAATAAAGCAACGGCGGCGGTAGTTAAACCTCTTGCCGCTACAGTTAACCCTTCAGTTGCAACGGTAGCCAAACCTTCTGCCACTGACATTCCTCTTAAAATTACGGCGGTTTCTCCTGCACTTGTTAATATTTTCATTAAAGCAGCACTCATTACGTCTGCTTTGAAGTGGAATGTTGCAACGGTAAGAGCTATCAAGGCTGCCGTTAAAATGCCTATCGCTCCACTAACTTGAATAGGCATTGCTTGCAGTGCTTGTAAATTATTAACGATATTAGTAACGCCTGAAATGAAGTTGTTAATTACGTCACTATTTACTGCGTTTATCCAAAACTGCTGTGTAGCATTTTTTAAGTCGTTCATTTTAGCTTCTGTACTTTTAGCATAAGTTCCATATCTGTCCATAGCGTTTCCTGCACTGTCTGTTTCTGCGGTTTGTAGTTTCAGAGCCATATTCATGTTATCCATGAGGGCGAGGAACTTGTTACGCTGATATGTCGTTTCTGTTACTTTCACCCTATCAAGGCTACTGACTATTCTACTTAGAATAGTGGAGAAACTGCTTCTTTAAAGTGTCTTTACACTTGAGTTTCTCTCTATACATTACTGTATAGTCCAGACTATATTTTCATCCTATATTCTTAATACTATAGGAGGCAAGCGTATAGTCGTTACGGGTTCAATTTAATTAAGATATAAAACCTTCAAATATTTTATTGAGTTTAGTTAAATGTTTTTGAGTAAGAGAAATTAATTTTAAATCATTCTCACTACATAAATCCATTTTATTTATAGCTTTTTTATAATAATAATCTTTATCCATCATGCCGAAATATTCAACAAAAGTATTGTTATTTATTATCCAATCACTTGTTTTGTTATTAAATCTGCCATCTTCAGCGTAATCTCTATAATAAACTTCTCTTTTATATTCTATCGAATTATCGATAAAAAAGTTTGTAATATAAAGCTCTGCTTTTGACCAGCACAAATCTCCATTATTTGATTTATATATCGGAAATTTAGAACCGAATATATTTGCATTTATATCTAAATCTAACATTTGGCACACTTTTCTGTATCCACCAAAATATCTATTTAATGATGCATTTGGTAACGCCCATTCTTGTTCAAAAACTTCTGTTACCAATGGTGTTCTGCCTAATTTTTTAGCATAGTTGCTTAAATTGTTCAGAAATTCATCAGGATTATATTTTTTATTAAAAACTTCTTTTTTCAACCCTAATTCCATTGCCTTCATTATTATGCAATCAATATTCCTATCTATGAATTTAATAATATCTTTATTATCGACAGAAGAATAATTTGCTACTAAATATTTTAATTCTTCATCTGTCCATTTATTGGATATTATTAGCCCCATTTTATAGGCTTTTGTTTCAATTGCACTTGTTGTTTTATCGAGTATTTTGGTTAATTCTTTGTTAGATTTTTTATAAAAATTTTCTTGCAAATATTCCATTTGTTCGTTAGTCCAATAAAAGGCATCTCTTTTTATTTTCAATTTATATGCCTTGTGTTGAATCTCTTGTTTCGTGAATGGATGTAATATTGTTGTTAAATTATCCCATGATTCATTGCTATATTTATCTTGTAATATTTGAATTTGTTCTTTACTCCACCTTTTATTAATTTATTATACATCTCCTTAATTAAAGGTTTTATCTTAATTAAATAGCCTTCCCTCGGTATTGTCCTTAGCATTACCTATTAGGAGTTCCACCGATATAGCTCACTTCTATATATACATTACTGTATACTCAGGCACACATTTTACCTGCGATTGCGGTTGCTACTTCTGCTTTTTCAACGTCGGTATATTTACCCCAATTTCCTGATACCTCATTTAATATACTATTGAAGTCTTTAAATGTATCTTTGTCCGACCTCATTGCAATACCGACTCTATTTAGTGCTTTCTCGACATTATTCACATTCTGTTACTTTTATGACCTATAGATATATAGGCGGGAATGGTTCTTCTTTAGGTAATTATTTCATACCGACCATTCCTCTCACGTTTCATTATTAGATTATTGCGTGAGTTCAGACTTTTACATGCCTATCTTTGGAATAGGCTTTTCTCGATAAGTCGTTGTTGGCGATATAAATGTTTTTATATCTTCCAAGACGTTAACCATCACTGGCACTTCGTCGTATATAAGAGAAAATTTTCATAGTAGTTTATTTATTATGCTACTATGCCCCTCACATTTAAGGGTTGGTTGTCGGGATCGAACTCTTTTCCTTCTTTTACTGATTGAAACCTTGCAAATATACTATTAAATCCTGCACCTATTGTTGATGCACTTTGTCTTGTAACCGAACTAACTGTACCACATTCTATTACTTTCAATAATTTTTCAATTACCTACTGACCACAAATATCTTATGGCGATTAGGAATTTCTTCCTAATTCTGCACCTTTTTAAAATAGACTATTAGTGCAGAGTAGACTCTATCATCTTCCATATTTATGGAAGGTTGGCGTGACCATAATGTTACCATTATGATGCTGAGTCGTTACGGATTTTAGCATAAAACATATGCTAATCTTATCCTCGGAATTGACCTGTCTTTGGTGTTTTCCCGATAGAAGCCAACTTATCATCTATTTATTACTAAATAGAGGGACTGGTGTATTAATCCACGATACCAGTTGGTCAAATGATACTCCTGCCGTTTGAGCTGACGACGCACTTTTATTTAATGCACCTGATAATTCAGCAGTAGAAGTCGCACTCATATTATCGACAGCAACAAGTTTATCAACGACATTCATCATTTCTCCTGCATTCATTCCATATGCGTTCTGTACAGCTATCAAAGATTGTGATGCTTCTGCTTGTGTCTGTCCTGCGATCTTTGACATAATTGTTGAAGATTTTAGCAATGTTGCTGTATCTTCTATGCTATTACCTGCTCTCAAAAACTCCTCACTTGCTGTCATAATTGAGTCTGTTGTTTCGTGTAATTGTCCTGCCAAAGCAGAATAATCTTTAGTCAACTGTTGAGTTTCGGATGATGTCATACCTGTGATCATTCCAATATTTGTCTGTGCTTTATTCATGTTATTTACAAGGGAAATGCCCTCTTGTACTTGGTGAACAGCCGCATATAAAGCAGTTGTTACAGTAGCAAACGAAGCAACCGCAACAATAGCATTTTTGATACGTGCGGTAAAGTTACCCTCTTTCAATCCTACATTCTCTATGCCTTTTGATAAATTATATGAACTCTTAGTAGCTTCATCCATTGTCATTTGATACTTATGGACAAATCCCCCGCCTTCATCCATTGTGTAATTTATCTTTTTCATTTTGTTTCCGTAAGAATCTGTAACGTCGCTTATGCTTGTCATTGAAGCTTTTAAACCCATGTTTGCTTTTAAATATTTTTCTATACTTGCAGTAGAAGCATCGTAGTTTAATGCCCCCGTTTTGGAGTCATCCACTTTTGTACCTAATAGGCTTGTCTGTTGAGCCATTTTTTGTTTACGAGCATACTCTTCATCAAGTGCTTTATTTACAGCTTTGGCTTGAGCCTCATCTAACTTCATTTCTTCGGCAACTGCTTTTTGTTTGGAGGCTACTACTTTTGCGTCTGTGTCTTCAACAGCAGCTAATTCTTCTGCTAAATATTTCTTCTGGGTTTCAGCCGCCTGTTGTTCTAATTTCATTTTGTCTGTGATTACTTTTTCGTTAGCTACTCTTTGTTTCTCAGCAACCGCAGCAGTATTGTCCGTTTGGGTTATCCCTGTTACATTGAAAGCTCCCGAAGGCGTTGCTACTCCACCTACATCTTTGCTTATGCTGTTGTATCTTATTTTCTGCATTAACCCTTCGGCTTGTTCAAGCTGAACTATAAAACTTTTTAATTCTCCATTTTTATCAAACGACTGAGGAACTATCTTATATTTCCCTATTTGATCATATTCAGAACGAATCTTTTGGAGTTCGCCTTCTATTTTGGCTAATTCCTGAGTGGTTTTACTCCCACCGAAACTCCCCATAGATGAATTCATGGTTTGGCTTAACTTTGCTGCTTGACTGGTTAATTCGTTCATTTGAGTTTTTATCTGTGTTAAATTCAAATTTAAATTGATCGGATTTTTAGCAACGCTATTTATATGTTCAATTAATCTATCAAAGTCGCCTTTTACGTCTGCAAAATTATGATTAATTTTAAGTGCTTGTAAAGGATTACTTGCCATTCATACTTCACTCCTTTCTCAAAATAATAGAAAAAGAAGTGCCTATAAACGACACTCCTTTAAACTAATTCATTATTAATAATTTCTACTGTTACACCAAGCTCTCTTTCAATTCTTTCTTTGGCTACTCTCATATAATCCCTTGAAGGGTAGTAGTCATACATAAACTTACCGCCTTGACCATTTATATTATGTCCATAATTTATAACGAATGGGACTGCACTTGTAAAATCCTCTCCGCTTTTGCTATTAGATGTATATTTCATATTACCTGTGTTTACATAAACATATGTAAACCCATTTTTAATATCAACTCTTACATTGTTTAATAACTGGTATGTTCTTTCATACTTTGTGGGATTATATTTGTCATAAACCTCTGATTGTATTGCTTCTTGTAAAATTTCCCTACATGTATTCGCAATTTGTGTTAACGAAAGATTGAAATAATCATCAAGAAAATCCAAATTCACTCACCTGCAATTCCATTATTATTTACCCTTCTAATTCAGCCAAATATGTAAATATCTCTTTTCTTCTTGCTTTGTTTTCAGGAGTGTTTTCTATCAATCCACCTAATTCAGCCATTAATTCCTTTTCAATTTCTTCTTTGGTTTTTATAGGAGTTACTGCTAGTTCAGGCATTCTCTTGAGCATTTCTTCATTCTTCTTATGTATTTCTGAGACAGTTGCAGCTCTATTAAATAAATTCTCCATAGCATCATAAAGCTCGTTCACGACATTTGCGAACTCATTATTCGGTGGGTTGTTCAGCATCTCTACAAATTTCTCCAAAGTAACGTCAGCCTCAATATCTACTAAGTGTGGGAACATTTTATATGTTACCGATTCCTTAGTTTCGCCTTCATTTAATTTCTGAATTATGTTTTCGTTTATAAATTTAATTCTTTCGGTGTCCAAATTGTAAAATATAACCTCTCCATCTAAAGAAGGGCTGATAACATGTGGCAACTCTCCTCCAAAAACAATTTTCTTTTCCTGTAAAAAATCTGATAATTTCATATTATTTCTCCTTTTATTTTTAATTATTTGTCATAGTGTATATATAAAAAGCATAAGAGTTTTCCCCTTATGCTTTTTGATTTTCTGTGTTAATAAAGAACTTCTATTGGAGCAAAATATTGTCCACCATTCTTTGTTTTTATTTCAGTAACTATCCCTATTTTTACTATTGTAACTGTTGTTCCCGCAGGTAAAACTCTCGCATCCCCTGTAGATTCCATTTCTTCTAATCCACTTTCATTATTTGCTTTAACGTAATTAATTATTTTGTCTACATCCTCTTTTGATGAACCAACAGGTGTGTTACTTGTTAATGTTAATTGTTGTCCATTTGTTAAACTGGTGTTAACCCCTCCACAACCTGACAACATAGCTACGGACAGCAAACACAAAACTAAAAAGATCACCTTTTTCATAATAAAATCCCCCTATATATTTAATTTTTATGTAAAATGGGTATGATTTTATCATATGGATATCATTGTCAGTTGTCAAGGAAAATCTAACAAATATTAAATTATAAGACAATTCACAACTTTTATTTACTCAATCATTCTCTTGTTTGCTTCATTTTTCAACTTTAAAAACACGATAAAAGCAATATTTTATTGCATTTTAAAAAAAATAATATAAAGATAAGAAAGCTTGTGTCAATCTCCTTATCTTTATATTATCATAGTTTTAATTATTTGTCAAGTCCTGCTACTTATTTGGATTTATACTCGTTCATCTGAAGTTTTGCAGCAATCATTGTTACGGATGCCACATCAACTCTATCCTTGTTAACCTTCAATGCAGTAACCTTCAGGTTCATTGAACTTATAACTTGGAATGCCATTTTCAAAACGTCTGCTATTATAACAAGTTCTGCATCGGTAACAGTATATCCAAATTCCCTAATTATGTCTCTTACGAAACGCAAACCTTCATTTGTCTGTGCGTCTACGTCGTCTGATTCAGATATTGCTATGACGTAGACTATTGCCTGACTCATCAACATTAATATATTGGACAACTGCTCATTGCCTATCTTAGCGTCAGTTAATCCTTTTCTAATCAGATCAACGACAGCTTTTGTGGTCTGAATTAGTGTTAGTCCAAACTTTTTAGTTGCGATCAATGCCACTGCATATAATACAACTACTACCAATACTACTAAAGCCACGTATGGATTTATAAAGTTTATAATATTATCCATTCTTTATTTTCTCCTCCTATATTCACAATTGTTACAATTAATTCTACAGTTACGACAGTCGTTTTTATTGACTTCATGAAAAGGAAGCCAAAAGAATATTATCACGAAACCCATCAACATTGCCATAAATATTAAAGCAGCTACATTAGAGTCCATTTATTTACCCTCCTACTTATCTAAATATTTAGTGTTTGCAACGTTTTCTACACCTTTTTTCGCCAAACAACCTAAACTCACTGGTACTGTATATCCCATAAGTTGAGTTATTACAGTTGAAATATCCTTGTCGAATACAATCATGCATATGCCACCTGCAATAGATAAGGCTATTGTAAACCCTACCATTATCCATAAAAGCATATTTGTTACTGATTTAGTTACCATAGGAACAGCTACTATGTTTTCATCAGCAGAATCCATAGAAGTATCTCCATTCGATACATTCATTACTGTTTCATTATTAATCGTAGATATATCTTTTATGCCATTAACAACCTCTTTAGCTTTATCAAGCGTATCTAATAAATTTGCCATGCTATTTCCTCCTATTCTAATTATTATTCCACTACTATCCAAGCATCCATCAATAATTCATTGAACACCTCAAATGAAATTTTATAATGTCCCCTACTTTCAGGTAGTCCATTGCTCTCATTCCAACTATTCCTAATAAGGAAGAAGCCTTTTGATGGCTGTACGCCTTTTAGTTTGTTCATAAATCGTTTAAAGAAACATACCTTTTTAGTTGCTGTCAAAGCACGTTCAGAGTAAACTATATCAAGTGCATGTCCTCCTAATAATTCACCCTTTGGATACGGGACTATGCCTGTACTCATACACTGCTTTGATTGAAAACTCTCATATATTTCAATACCAATCATGACTTTATAACCCATAGCCATAGCCTGTATTATTTCATCGATTGATACTGCCCTGTAATATGTTTTAAAAGTATGAAGTAGTCCATCATCATATGCTTCTGTTGGTGGTCTTAAACTAAAATTACCTACTATGTATTTCCAATATTTATCTTCGCACATACCATATTTTCTTCCACTGTCAAGCACCTGTCTGAGAGAAGTTCCTGTGTCTTGGGATTTGTCATCCCTAGCATTGTAATAAAGAAATAATTCAGAATACTTATATTTGCAATCATCATTGCTTTCTTTAATACTTCCTGCGGCAAAACTTTGACAAGCACCAAGATTTTTCTGATCATAGATTGGTGGAAATTGAGGTCTTAAATCTATTGGGTTAGGAGTCGCAATATCTTTAACGATATTTTTGAACATATAGTCTTTATATTTTCCTTCTTCTGAGTCTCTTTGCAAATTATACTTGTACATAACTCATCCTACCTTTCTGCATAATACTTATCCTATTAATACTTTCCATGAAGCCTGTCCAACTATACCGTCTACGGTTAATCCTTCATTGTTTTTCTGAAAAGATATTACATTACCTTCTGTACCACTTCCAAATATACCATCTACAGCAATCCCTAAACGGAACTGAATATATCTTGTAGGAACTCTCTGTACAAATTTAAGTCCACAAAGAGGTTTTGAGTTTATCTGAGCAAAGCAATCTTCAGTTAATCGCCCCCAAATTCCATCTTCTGTAATACCACATATTGACTGGAATTTCTTAATAGCAAATACAGTGTTCGTACCCGATATTCCATCTTCAGTTAATGAAGCACCATTAGCACCAACAAACCTCAATCTATTCATTCTCTTCTGAATTAAAAGAGTATCTGCGTTTGCCTTTGGTTTAACGTCTGCTACAGGTGTAACAGGAGCAACAGGATTACTAGGCACACCATCAATAGCATGTCCTAAAATACTTTCTGCTATAGTTTTACCTAGCTTTTCATATCCTAGCTTGTGATATAAAGATACATCCGTTGTCGAATCGCAGAAAAATGGCTCGATTATAATACAAGGAGCTTTATGATTTTTAATTTCATACAAACCTCTTACATCTGCATATGTACCACGATTCTTAAACCCTAATTTTACAAAACCTGCCTGTACTTTATCTGCATAAACTTTACTTGCTGATTTGTTTGCCTGATAAATAACTTCTGCCCCACAACCACCACTTGCATTTACGTGACAAGATATTACAAGATCAGCTCCCCATGCGTTAGCTTTATTAACTCTATATGTCAAATCCTGTGCTGAAGTTAATGTTCTTGGTGGTGTTATATCTAATACTTCATGTCCTGCGGCACGAAAAGCATCTATTACAGCCTGACCGTAAAGCCTATCTTCTCTAACCTCATTTACAAGACCATTAGCACCCTGACACCCTTCGTTGTGTCCTTTTCCAATCGCTATCCTCATGAAACACACTTCCTTTTTTATTTTTATATATTTTTGTATAATAAAAAAGAACCCAAACGGGTTCTCATATAATTGTCGCAGTTATTGAGTTTTATTAGTTGTTATAAAGAGTCCTAAAATAATAGTAGAGGAAGCGTACTTAGGATGGTACGCTTGTCAATAAAAAGAGCTACTTTTATCTATCCTCTAATTATATACTAACATATTAGGTCAGCATTGTCAAGTCTATGTTATTAATTGTTTGTTATACTATTTCGTCTTCCGAATATATAGTCATCTCCCATAAACTTGAACTTGAAGGGTCTTTAAGCACCTCAATCGGAATATCCAATACTGCGGGATCACCCAATCCCTGTTATCCTAAAGGCTTTTTATCCTCTAGTTCTTATAGTTTCCTATAAGTTCAGCATACCTTTTCACCTACGTCTTTACGTTTAGGTGTCCCTGACTCTTGGAAGGATTATATTCTACAAATGTAGTTTCACCTTCTATGCGTTGCGTGTGACCAATGCGTTACCATTAGCCTTCCACTCGGATTAGCGTATTGTCTTTAAACAACTTAGCCTTCCCGTTTTCTTCAGGAATAATAATCTATTACATTTCTGTTATAGACGACAGCGATCTATCAGGTTTAAATTCTAGTTTCCATGCATCCTCAATCTTGCAGTTAAATACTTTTATCTGTGCAGGATAAAGAGCTTTGGTTAAAATGTCTGTTACAAGAACTTCCATAATAAGTAAAAATGATGCACCGAATTTGTCAGAAGTTACCTGTATTGTCTTAGATGAAACACCTGAAGCTACTTTGTAATAAACAGCTAATTTAGTGCCATCAGCTATATCGGTAAAAGTTGATATTGCCTTTGCGGTGATACTATATTCTCCTGTGCCTACTGTACTTACTGCTTTAGTAAGTTCTTTTCCATTAGAACCATCGCCATTGAGCAAGAACACTCCTGCAAGACTTCCAACTGGTGTTTTAGTAATAGAAGCCGCATGTGTAGTTACAGCTACAACGTCTCTCTTATAAATATTTTTTGTCCCCTCTATAAGAGTATTGCCTGTCAATAATGCCATAACATTATTATCAAACAAAGCATCCTGCAAAGTTATTTTAGTTTCCTTGTCTGAGCTGAAGCCGATAAGTTTAACATTACCGTCACGAAATTTTCCATAAATTTCCATTCACATATATTCGTTATTTATATGCAGTTCTCAAGGCTTATCGTCCTATGAACTTCTCATACTCTCATATGAGGCTAGACTATATCACGCACTTATTTCTAAGCACCCCACCACTTCCCCGCACTTGCAGGTACTTCCCGTTACGGAATAGTCGTTGAACTTTCCTCTATTAAAGGCTTAGTTGCTGATTGTCCATTATATATAAGTGTTTAGGATTTAACCTTGCACTATCCTATTAATTTTTTCTACTTTCGTAACTTTCACGTTTAGACTTATTTCATTCTTACGTTTTAGTTTAATAGGCTTTAGGAGTTTCCAGCAGTTCAATGGGTTTTAAATGTAATTAGCATTAAACCAATTTACATTGTTCCATACTCTTTACGAATATGGGAGGCGATTGGTAATTAGTTACCTCCACGAGCATAAGTGGTCGTACTCTTGACATCCATTCCTGAAGATTTTAGTGTGTCTAGGTATGTGAGCATTTTTCCGTCTACTAGGGAATAAAATGAAGCCCTCGCAACTGATCGGACAGCCCATCTATTAGGTGTACTCATAAAAAATTCCTCCTTGTTTTTAGTTATTATTTTGATCGTTGTTGATTATTATCTTTGTCCAATCTAATTCCTCTTTTTTTATGGCTTTAGCGTCAACTGTACCTGCATATATCCCCGACATAATATGATGAGTCTCATCAATTACGCCGATTCTGATTAATCCATCGTACAATTTGTATACCGTTAAATCCCAAACTTTTTCGTGTAGACCTGATTTCCAAGCCATACCTGAAATTAGACTAGATAAATTCGATTTGTGTTTCTTATACTTATCCAATTTCTTTTGGTTCTCTTGAATTTGTTTCCACATCATCTCAGCTTTTTTATTAGCGAAGATTGGCATTTCTTCTTCTTTAGGTGGGGCAACATGATTTATAGTTTTAATTATTTTGCGTACATATGCAAAATTACTTTTATTAATTATTCTGTTGCTACCTATTCCACCCACGTTGAAACCCTCGCTATCAAATTCAACCTTTTCACCAAAATACAGTTCTAATGCGTCAATAATGTCTTTTGAAAACTCAGTTTCGTTATAACATTCATTATAAAAAGATTCATATATATCATCTTCTTTTACATTATCTATCTCAGCACACATAGTGTTTAATGTTTGAACATAAAACATGTATCCTATTTCATCACTAACAATTTCATCTAGTGTAAACTGTTTTATTTTACCTATGTTACCAACTTTAATTGGCAAGCCTCTAAATATTTTTAATTCTAAGTCTTCATCTAGTAGGCTTCTGTATCTATCAATCATTTCCATTGTTTCTTTTGTCATCTGATTATCCATATTATTTAAACACCCTTTGTAAAGTCATTTACCTTAAATCTCAAACACAATCCTTCGTAATCATCGTTTTCTTTATATGTACTCACATGTATACAAAATACGTTACCTATTCCTGCAATCGGTTGATTATCTATAAGTTCACATACAACTTTAGCAATTCTATTATGTCTTTGCTGTATGGTGTTAGGTATCATTATTTTATTATATGGAACAACAATGTTCATTTCATAAATTGTGTCATCATTAAAGTTGGAATTATCATCATATTTTGACAGTAAATGAGCAAAGAATACAGTAACCTTTTCTTTGGTTAATATAGTGGAATTAAACAGAGTTAAAACAATACTTTTATCGGATATCAATTCTTGCCATGTTTTCGTTATGTCAGGTTGAAGCACCCTATTTCCATTTTCATCAAAGAAATATGGTTCAAGTGGACTCTGAAATTCACTTAAATAATATATCAATCTTAAAAATTCCTGTGAAGTTCTAAGGGGAGCTAAGATTTTCTGAATGTGATCATCAACATACTTCATTTTTGTACTAATCATATTTAATTATTCACCACCCTAAAATCCACTTTGGACATTAATGATTTTCTTATAAGTTATACTTGGGTTTGCATTATTCATGGCAGTTAATTGAACTTGTCCACTAAACAATCCTTTAACTAGGCAAGTTTGACTTCCACTACTAATTATAGATGCTTTACCTGAGTCTGTTGAAAAAGTATAAGTTGTACCAATAATAGGTTTACCATCATCGTATTTTACAGAATAAGTAGTTTGTTCCCCTATCTTCAACAAATTCTGACCCGAAACTATAATTGTCGCACCTGTAACTATAGGAGTGATTATCAAATTGTCATTATAAGCTAGGTTATTTACAATATCATCCTCTGCTATTATAGCCCCTTGATTCAAGGTTAATTGCAATACTCCATTTACAACGTACCCATTACTATTTAAGCAATATGTATAATCGTCTATTTTGAGTATTTCAAATGCACTATTGTGATTAAGCATAAATCTTTGCTGTAAATACAGTTCTTTAGTATCATTATTAAATGGTACTAAAGCAAATCGCATAGTGTCAAAATCAACAATTCTAGCAGTTTCTTTTATTCCATCTGTTAATACTGTTTGATTAGCTAATACCACAGGCTGATGAATTATAACTCCATTTTTGTTTTTAAATGTCAATGTATTCGTACACTTAACCATCTTAGAGGATTTATAGATACCATTGAAATCTATATCGGTCATTACTAACCAATATTCGTTTTTCCAATAGATCATGCTACCCCTATGTATAGTAACGTTTTCCAAACAATGCAAAATACGTTCTTCCCTGTTTTCTCCATAAGGATTTGTGTGTTCTTGGATTATTACATTTGATGTAACACCATCTATAGTAACTGTCGTTCCTTCATTTAAAGCATTTTGTTGTTGTATATTAAATAAAATACCGCCCGAATCATGTAAAAAATCTTTAGATGATGGATAATAATTACTGTAATTTTTCATATCATCACACTTCCAATCCGTCATCTTCGCACATGTTTTTTAGAATTTCATCTATTCTGTTATTTTCATTTGCAATTAATGATTCTAAGGCTTTAACATCGGCATTATAATAAAGTAATCCTATTTCTTTTGTGAAAGGTTTCATTAGTGTTACATAATAAGTTAAACTGTTTTCTAAGAAATTAAGTTTAATATAATGTGCAATAATTAAGATCGTGTCTATATTTAAAACTTCATTTACTGCTTCTTTGGTATTGTCATACGTATAACTTGTTCGCATTCTGTTATTAGCAGAGTCTACCGCATTAGTAATCATCTCATATTTTTTACCATCTTCACTCGGTATATTAATGCTTTCGGTTTTATTTATTGTCATAAATTTTGTAAAAATTGTATCATATGAGGTTGACATGTCTTCACCTCAATTCTTTATTGAATTTATTCCTCATCGAACAGAATGTCTACAGGTATACCTACAGCATCAGCGATAATTTTCTGTTTTGAAGCAGAATCTAATTTCATTTCTACGGCAACATCAGCGAAAAATCTCTTTTCATCTATGTTTGCCTTTTTAAGTTCTGATTCCAACTTCTTATAGTTTCCAACTATCAGTTTTCTTATATCATCTTTTGAATGTGTGTTTGATTTATATGCTTCTAAATCTTCTTCAGCAATACTATTTACAGCCTCTTTAGCTTCGACAGTATCCTCGATAATTTTTAGATCGCCTGTTTTAAAGCACTGTGAGTTCATAAGCAAATAGTCAACTACTTCTTCAGGAAGAGGTTTTATATCAACTTTTTCGCCTTTTGCTCCCGCCCAAATATACTGTTTCCAACGTCCTTCATTCATAGGATAGTTGAGTGTGTAAGCTATATTTCTAAATCTTCCTACTTTTATTTCAGCCATTGTATTTTCCTCCAAAATTTATTTTAAAAGGGGAGACAACATTTCTCCCCTTTATAGATTTTTAGTTCTAGTTAATTGGTAATATTATGCTGGCAAAACACATGCGGTATTTTCAACAATTGCGCCCAATCCATTAGCCACAACAAGTTCAACTGCTGCATCCATCTTCAGCATAATCTTGATTCTTTCATCTTCAGGGTCTTGTTCAGTAAACTGTCTAAGTCCACCAAATTCAACTATAACGAAAGGTTTAACTGTTTCTGAAGCAAGGAAATATCCCTTGTTAGTAGGCAGTTCAACGCTTGAGTTAGTGTCGTCAAGATAAGGATTTACAAGATTTATACAAATAGTCTTGCCTATCTTAGTGATGTTAAGGGACTCTCTAAGTTCATCTTTGAGAATTTCGCTAAGAAGAACTTTTGCTCCTGTGTCAGTAGCCTGCTGATTGGCAAAGTAATCTATCATAATTGAATCGCCTATGAATACAGGTGCAGCACTACCTACTCTCTGTATTACGGAAGCTATCTTATGGAAGTCAGCAATAGTGTTGTTGTCTCCAACTTTACAGTTTACAGCAGGAATCTTACCTGAACCTATAGCGGCAGTAGTAATCTTTCCTATTGACTGGAAGTAAAGTCTAACTTTAGCGTTAGCTATGTCCTGAACTAATATTCTGAAGTTATCTACAGAATCCTGTACCATATCCAAAGGCTCATAGTAGAAACCTGCTTCAAGAGTAGTAGGAACGATAACTACCTTCTTACCTGCTTCAACTCTCTGAAGATCAACGCCTGTACCTTTAGCAGCCCATTTAATCTTTGCTTTTGACTTTGCAGGAATCTTGTAGGATACAGCATCCCCAGGTCTTGCAGTCTGGAATTTAGCAAAGTAACCAAGCATATTTGTAACCATTGGTTTAGCAATTTCGTCTGCTGTAGCAACAACGATGTTGTTGAACTGGTGCAGAAGTGAAGGATCAGGTGTTACACTACCATCACCAAACACCATTGAACAAAGTTCCTTTATATCTTTCTCATCTGATATTCCTTTTGCTTCGTCAACAACCATTTTGTTGTTGTAGACTCTCATGAATAATTCTTTAGTTTTACCTGCGTCTAACATACTCATCAAATTACACTCTCCTTTTATTATTTATTATTAAATTGCTTCGAGCTTTACTGTATCAACAATAAAACCATAAGCTGCGTCAGTTTCTACGCCAACAACTTCAAACTTATTTGCAGCAGTTGCGTACAATGTTGCTTCTGCACCTGAATTGCAGACTATGAATTTCTTCTTGGTTGGGTCAAAGAAAGCTTTCATGCCAACTGCAACAGCAGTTACAGCAGTTCCACCATTTCCAACTACATTCATTTCAAATGCGGAAGTATCAAATCTTGTAACGCCTGACTCAAGAACTACAAGTCTTGCTCTGTCGCCTACTCCATTAAAGAAGCTTGCGAGCTGTTCTCCATCTACAAATCTTTCCTCAACTGAAGCAACAAGAAAACCTTTAGTAGCAACTGCGGCTAACTGTTTGCACTGTCTTTCTCCATCAGCATTGAATCCGTCATACTGTACAAGTGTGAAGTTATCTACATCTGCTGTAGTAACAACAGCACCGTATGGTACAACCTTAACTTTCCAATTATTTAAGTTTCCAACTGCATGTGTAGGGACGGCTTTATAAGCTTTTAACATTTCTGAACTCATTATAATTTCCTCCTCGTTTTTTCTAAATTTATATTTTTAATTATTTATAAGATATGCAATAACCTATCGGCTACTACACAAAATACCTTGTTTCAAATGTGTCTTTTGTATCTATAAGATTTTCCATTTTCTTTGAGTTGAACTCTTTTATGTCTATCTTTTCTTCTTCCTTCTTAACTTCTACAGCGACTGGTTTAACCAATTCAACAAGCATAGAATTAAGTGAAAGGATAGCTTCTTTTCCTTCGTCAGATTCACAAACTGATTTTTTAACCAATTCCTGAACTTCCTCGGAAGCAAATGCTTCTTTAGCGTTTAAAGCGATAAACTTTTCTTCAAATTTAACTTTCTGAGCATTAATAGCCTGTTCAAGTTTTTCTGAATTAAACTGTTCAACTACAGGTTTCATTTCATTGACCTGTTTAGTAAGATCAACTATTTCATTTGTAGCAACATCCATTTTAGATGCGAAATCAGATTTTTCACCTTCAAGTCCTTCAACTTTTTCATTGAGTTCCTTTATGGATTCATTCAATCCACCAATTTCAACTTCTTTAGCGTCAAGAGATTCTTTAACCTCATTAACTGCCTTTTCCATTGCACCAACTTCAACCCATACTTCGTCTCTCTGAACTTCAACTTTTTCGTCAAATTTCAGTACTATATCTGCTTCCATCTTTTCATATGGAATTTTAAAGTTTTTATACTCGTCTTCTACATAATTTTCGTATATAAAATAAGAGTCATATATTCCATAGTTGGAAATCCAAACATATTTGAATTCGTCTGCTGTCATAACTTTGCTCAATTCTGACATAAGTTTTTCACGAATGTCTCCGTGGCTAAGTTCATTTAGCACTTTAAATAGTGCGTTTCCTTCCATACTTGCATCCTCCTTTTGGTTATCATTTTTTATATCAACATCAGTTTCCTGATTTTGGATATCGTTATTTTGTTTTTCATTTAATGCCTTATTCCATTTACTATTAAATGATATAAGTTTGCTTGAATCATAAGCAGGAGCAATATCTGACCCTAACAAGCAATGACCATCAAAAATAATTTCTCCTATTACTTTCTGATATTTTATTCCATTTTCATCAATTTCATCCTCGACATTCCCATAGAAATATTCACAGGAAGTATACAAGGTTTCACCCTTCTCAAAGAATTCGTTAATTAATGAAATTTCATTTGGGTATCTATACGTCCACAACATAAAACTTGCCAACAAGACATCCATATCATTTCCATTTTCATCTTTAATTATTCCTAAATAGCCCTCTTTTTCAGAAACACCTATAGCGTGTGTGCCTGTTAAAACACAGTTATCCCCATCTCTAGTTTTTCCTAAAAATTCTTCGTGTGAACCAAACGAATCATTTGGATTTTCATAATCAGTAGACTCATTATATTTACACAAAAGAGGTTTAAATTTAAGGGTGTGAGCAGAGTTTAAGCAAACATCCTTTGGAACAAGTTGTCTATTTCCACTTACATTAAAATCTATGATACTAAAAACTGCATTGACTAAAGTATCATCAACTTTTCCTTCTGAGTTATATACTTTCTTTAGCTTCTCTAATTTTAATGTGCAAATTCCCTTTTTCATATTTTCTAATTCCAACAATCTCACCTCCTTTAATCAGTATTCTTAATTAATTAATTGGCTTTCTAATATTAATCCTGTGTTTGCAAGATCAGAGTACCAAATCTCTAATAATTTAATATTGCTTTCTTTGGCAAAATTTCTTTTTCGTTTATCATGCTCCTGCTGCTTTTTAAATCTTTTTTCGGCTATATCCACACCCTCGCTACAGAAATCTACTGGTTTTTCATGTTGTTCACCTTGATATTCTATGAGTAGATTATAGTTTGGCAAATAAAAATCATAGGAAAGATTCCCTTTGTTTTGTCCAACCAACCCGTCAAATTCCTTTTGAGACACATAATTAATGTCGTTGTTTTTCAAATATTCTTCAATTTTTCTTTCGCCTTTTGACTTATTGCAATTTGGACATCTACTACCTTGTAGAAAATTGCCAATCGATACTCTCCACTCATGCCCACATGCATTATGTCGCATCAGAATTTTTGAACTGGCTTTTTTATATTCTTCTAAAACACTATATTCTTCGCCTACTAATTCAAAAATTTGGGTTTCGAATTCTTCAGGCGTTCTATATCTTCCTGAGCATCTCGGACACCTTGTTCCATTATTTAAAAAATCATTCGGAGACATTTTAAATTTATAATTTTTGCATTTTAAGTGATTATGTTGAAATAATATTTTTGTCATAGAATTAACATAATTACCCAATACTGTATACTCGTTTTGTACCTTTGAGTACACCTCTTTTTTAAACTGCTCTGTTGTTTTTCGCATAAGCCCACTACATTTTGGACATCCTGACCCTTTCAGAATATTATCTGGCTTTGCAACCCAAACATGTCCATCTATTTTACATTTAAATTCTATTTTAGTACAAACATTTACATAGTTGCCTATTACTTCAATATTAGGATTTATTATTTTTATTTCTTGAACAAACTCTTCATGATTTCTGCGATATTTTTTACCACATTTAGGACAGCCACTACCACAAACGAGATTGTTGGGTTTAGCATCCCAGAAACAACCGTCAATTTTACATCTGCATGTTATATGTTTCTTATTCCCCTTGTATTCTCCGATTATTTCAATGTTTGAATTGATAACTTTCATTTCTTCGACAAACTCTTTGGTCGTCTTTTTTCTTCCCATGCTTCTTCCTTCTTTCACTTAATATTTTTAATTATTAATCAACAAAGAGAAGATATAGTTTCATCTTCTCTTTGTTTGGAATATTTATTTGTTTTTACTTAGCCATTCTGTATATATCGGGTTGCTCTGTTGTTTATCAAATACAAAATAAACCATTTTACTATTAGGATTTTCTTTGGGTGGAGATAATGGAGTTAAACCTTTTCTAATATAAAAATATGCCTGTTCAAGATTATAAATGTAAATTAAATCCTTATTATTCAATTAATATTTCTCCTTTATATTCACTAACTACTTGGCAGATTATTTCCATCGGCAGTTTTAGATTTAATTGTATTTTCATTTGTTGGATTATCATTTGTTGGAGCACCCGAACCATTAGCCGTGCCGCCAGCAATGACATTGGATGTTAAGGGTGGAATCACCTTGTCTCGAAGCTTCAATTCCTCAATTTCAAAAAGCGTATTATCAATATACGTACCGTAATCTACCCCTTGAATCATATCAACTATCGGTTTGAGAGCCATACCTTCGGAATGCAATTTCATAAGCGTATCAAGTTTCTCTTTGCTTGTTAATGGTGTCTCTTTATCAAATTCAATAAAGTAATTATCCTTGACGTTGTTAGGCAACATCAATCTAAACATTTTATTAAATACGTCTTCTACTCCTTCAAGCATCACGCCTATTCTTTTATAAAGCATATCAAGATTAAGTTTAGATGAAGCAAAGTTTGATCCTGTGCCATTCGTCAAGGCGGTTGAAACACCTACAGCGTTTGATATATCATTATTGACACCTTCAAACTTATCTTTCTTCAGCGCATCTAATCCTTGTACATCCCCAAAAGTTATATCTGTGTATTCAGGCAACGCTATTACAGGAATGTTATTATCCTTTAGATTTTCAGTTAGTGCCTGTTTTACTCTTGCAACGATCTTCTTTTTCAGATTGTTGTTCAATTTCATATTTGCATATTCGGGTACTTTTTCACTACCTATTTTCAATACAACAATGTTCTTTATAACTTTTTCAGCTATGGTCTTTTCGAGATTCTTTAATGTCTGTTTGTGAAGTTTATCAAACAACGATTGTGTACCATTAGGCATACCCAATCTCTGATTTCTAAATAGCGTATTAATTCTTAAACAAGTTGTCCTATCCGTAGGTAATTCAACATACCTATTATTAACGGTGTCTTTATCATATTCGTCTAAATGTTCCTGAGTTACATATGGTTTTAAGTTGTTGAAATATGATTCTTTTTCCTCTTGTATCATATTTTTAAACCAAGACATGTCAACTACACATACCCACTCACCATTTTTTCTATATTTAGGGAATACATATTTTAACTCATCGAATACAAACAAATAAGGGTTTTTCTTATCTCCTAGCCACATACTGACTACTGTTCCTGTTACACATTCCTGAGATAGTAAATCCCTTATTAAAGATTTATATTTGATTTTGTACATTGTTTTATTGCATAATGATAAATTCTTCTCATATGAAGTTGAAGTATCAAACACATTTATTTTATAATTTAATGTAGGCAATATCTGTATAAGATTATATAACTGATATATGTCTCCATCTGAAATATAATAATATGTCATAAGACTAGATATTTCATTATAATAAACATCGGGGTTAGAAAAATATTTTTGTAGTTTTTCTTCGGTTATTGTTTTAATCTGTCCCGAACCGAATGCTTTTGTGACAAACCCATCTATGTAATTCATAACGTAATCTTCATAGGTATTTGCAGATTTCAATGCTTCTGTTTCAGGATTTACTTGTGTAATAGGAGTTTTTCTTGGTCTTCCTCTTTGTGCCATATTGAGTTATTCCCCCTTTCATAATTATTTTTGTTTCTTAAAAATATACAACCTCGTCTGCATCATCATATGAATCAGTGTATAAGTCTTTTCTATTTTTCTCTTCTGCTTCCAACACTACTGAAAGTCCATACATAAGCGAAGTTGCTCTATCTCGCTTAGTACCTTTGTCGATTCTTTCATAGATAATATTATTAAAGGATGATTCGGACTGTCTTATGTTCGATAATTCCATAATGAGAAAGTCTGCTTGCTTGAACATTTGCCATTCTTCCAATGTAATTTCGCCATTCTTTTGTTTTTCCATTAGATCAACAGAATCTTTCAATATCCTTAAAGTACCGTTTTCAAAACACGCCTTCATATATGTGTACATTGTGTTATTACTTGCATTTGTTGCTGCTATACCTCTTATTATTGGTTTTGCGTTTTTTAATTTCTTGCCTTCGTCATCATCATCTAATACCAAAGGTGGATACTCAATAGTCTCCCCTGTTTTCGGATTTGTATAGTCCCATGATTCATAGAACAAAGAAGGTAAAGCTTCTCCATTGCCTCTCATATCTATTGTTATTTTTTCGGAATTAGGAAAATGAATGTGATACAATTCTCTTAAAAATTCTCTTTGTTCGGGCAAACTTAACCCACTATGAGTTTTCGTATAAATTACATCCTTAGTATATGTTCCGTTTGCTCTTTGTTTTAATTTAATTACATGGGTACAAGCATTATCGGAATCGGAAGCATCACTAATTGCAACGTCATGGGTTATAATATAAGATGAATTAGATTTTCTAGGTTGTGTTAATTCACATTTATCCAATATTCTGCTTGGGTTGGTCAATTCATAAGGATAATAAGAATCTCCACTTGAACCAACAAACACCCCGTCATACTCGTACACAAATTCCTCGTTTGTCATATTAGGTTTATTTTTTTCGTCTAATATATCGTCTTCATCAAATATTCCTGATTCAACTCCGACATGCCAATCGAGCGAACATACAAAGTAATTTTTTGCCCCACCTTCCATTTTGTCGCAAAAATATTTAAAACGTTTATATAAATCACTTGTCTTTAAATAGGCTGAAGATATATATATTACCTTGCCCTTTTCCATCATGCCATGTGTTATTGCTACTGGTCTTTTTGTTTTAGTCATAGGCACAAGTATTGTGTTTATTATACTGTCTTGAACAAGTCTAGCCTCGTCAATAAGCAAGTAATTAAATCTCCATGATCTTGCCCCGTCTCCATTGTTTCTGCCTAACACTATCGCACGTATCTCAGAGCCATTTTTAAAGTTTACAACACAATCATCTGATCCTGTTTTTATAGGAAAATTTATTTCTCTTGCTATAGCAGGGTTGTTGGCTAATTCACCTTTTATCTTCTGTATAATTACGTTCCTAGCCTGACTTCCTTGCCCTGATGCAATTCCACATTTTAGCCCTTTATATAAAATACAGGAAGCTACAAAGAACACTGCTGACAACCAAGACTTACCAAGTCCACGGCAGCAGATCAAAAGCACGTATTGGTTTCTTGACATAGCTCTCAAAATCAATCTTTGGAATAAATATAGTTTTAATCCTAATACTTCTATGCAGAACTTATCTATGTATTTTCTATAATATACAATGAATTTAATCCATTCTTCCTCGGTTAAATTATCTTTTTTATCCTTTATCGGGTCATAGCTGTTTGGATTGTCAACATTATCGTAGCTTCCCTCTTTGATTTTCCTACTGCTATGACTAAAATTCTTATGACTCGCCATTTATTTCACTTCCTTATAATGACTTTCTTATGTTTGCAAATTGCTTCAATAAATGGTCTAGCTCGTCTTCGGGGAACTCTTCGGTGTCATATATCCATTGTTTGCTTTCAATCTTATCTACAACCTGACTTATTCCTGATATACCTGCGTCATTAGCTCCTCTTGTATTCTCACTAAACTGAGCAGACTTTGAAAGTGTATCGAAAATAGATTGTAAATCTTTATACCTTTTATCAGCTCCACTAACGCCTTGAATCATAGCCTCATATGCTTTATCTGTTGCTAAAGATGCTTTTGCTATTTTCCTTGCGTAATCCATATGATTAGTTGTTATAATATTAAAATCACTCTGTAGTTTTGACAGGTAATCATTTAAATAATCTGAATCTGCATATGAGTAAGTTCCCATCCATTCTAAATTGTAAACTTTTTCATCTTTGTTTATTGCTGCTTTAACTCTATCAGGGGCAACTTCGTCATCAACTTCCCCGTCAGTCCATACAAGGTCTGTTGGTTGAAATTTATTTTGTAAATTGAGTTGCCTTATATAATAACCCAATGTTCTATTATCTTTCTTCATGGCTTCTTCATAGATTTTTTGATAAAAAGGCATGTTTAAATAGTCTCTCAACACTTCACGGAACTTATCTCTACTTGGCATACCGTTCTCATCGAAACATAGCCCCTCAAGACACTCTTTGCACCAATAGCACTTACCATAATATATTTCAAATCTTGGATCGTTTGAGTTATAAAAACCTCTTCCTATATTTTTTGCTTTTCCACATATAGGACAGGTTATTTTTGTATCGTCCTTTTTTACGTTTTTAGCTACTTTAGCCATAGTTTATTTTCACTTCCTTATTGGATTTTTGAGTCCAAACCAAAGCAAATCGACAATCAGTATTAGATTATCGATTTGCTCAATTTAGATTCAAATTATTGAATTTTATTATTAATTATTACGATAAAATTCGTGTTTTATGTTGTACTAAGTTACGAACAATGTAAATCAATGTCGCATTAGAATAGTGAATTATACCACTGTGAATAGGTTACAACCTTTATGTTGTTTGCAACAATATAATCAACTAAACCCTGAAATAATGTAATTGCCACATCGTTTGAACCAGATGGACTTGCTACTATATCGTGTATTGTAAATATATAAGTTCCACCTGTTGAAAGCATTTTGTCTATATATGGTGTAAAATCCGATAGCACACTTGTTTTGCCAGGCACATTGCTTCTTAGGTTAAACATATCATCAGGATGCGCATAATTAATCCTGCCACGTAAACCTCTAGCTGCAACAAAGCCTAAATCTTTAGCCACCTGTTTCCCCATGTCAGAATAATTGACAGGGTAAATCATAATGTCATTAGCACGAGTGAACCCATTTGTTAATAAATAGTTTTGCATAGATTGAATTTCATCGCATACTTGGGTATATGTTAATGCCGAGAAATCTGGATGCGTTGTCGAGTGGTTCATTATATCCCATCCGTAGCTATAAACCTCTTGCAACTGTGCTAATGTCATATGATTGGTTGTGTCTACTATCCCACTATACGGTGCTATATTACCAACTAGACCTTTGCTTCTTAGGTAAGGCATCGCAACAGTGTAAGCACTTGTAAAGGCATCGTCAAAGGTAAATATAACCTGTGGTATATCAACTACATTTTTCTTTATATATTCTATAGTACAAGTACCCATTTGCCCCGAAGCAGACATAAATCGTACGCAGACTTGGTTAAAAATATCTGCCCAATTAACTGTGCCTACTATGCCAAATTCGGACTTGCTAAACCTAAAGACATTCCATCCACTGATTACCGCATCTTTTATGGCATTGTAATTACCATTTGCACTATACAAATACAGGTATACCGATACTGTTTTTGTAATATCGGGTATATAAACTTTTAATTCAAAGTCTGTAGCATCCGATAAATCAATAGTTAAACTATTTGGGCTCCATAAGGCGGCAGTATTCCCTGCAACTGTGCTTGTAGCCCGTAATCCATAAGTTCCTGATAAAAAATTAGTTGTATCTTGGTCTATAGTGCATCCGCTTGTTGTAAAGGCACTTGTATTCTTAAAAGAATGAATTATTTTCGGATATAAGACATTGTTATTCTTGTATATTTTTTGTTTCTTCGCTATGTTTTCCAATTGCGCACTATTCGAAACTAAATCGCCTGTATTTTTATCTACTTTACTATATAAATCTTCAAGATTTAATCCTTGTCCATCATTCCCTTTTCTTTTGTTTTTATTAGTT